AGTATTTAAAGAATATCCACTTTATACTGCTATTGGAGAAAATTTTGAACAATTTAGTCTTAATATCGACTATCCATTAGATAATCAATCTACTAAAATGATAGATCATAGCAATATATACGTTTTTGTTAAAGATATTAATACTAATAAATGGTCAGAATGGACTGAAATAAGCAGTTTATACCTTGCAGAGAGTATTTCTGAAGTTTTCGAGAAGCGTTTAAATGAATATGGTCATTATGAAATAAAATTTGGTAATAATATTAATGGAAAACGACTTAATACTGGAGATTCTATACAAATTTATTATTTAGAAAGTGATGGAAGCAAAGGATTAATAAGTAATAATGATAGTAAACAAGGAAAATTATTATTGTATAGCACTACACAATATAATGAAATTTTTAATAACATTAAAAATAGTAATTTAAATTATATTAATGCACAAGATATAACTTTATTAAAATTTGATAATCAATATTCTTCTGTTCAACCAACTTATACTGAAACTGTAGATGAAATTAGAAAAAATGCTCCATTAATATTTTCTTCACAAAATAGAACTGTAACTACTTCAGATTATGAATCATTTGTTAATAAAAATTTCTCTAATATATTACAAAGTATAAAAGCAGTCTCAAATAAAGACTACACATCACAATATTTGGCGTATTTTTATGATATAGGATTAGAAAGGCCAAATTTAGATGATAGATTATTGTTTAATCAAGTATCATTTAATGATGCTTGTGATTTTAATAATGTTTACTTATTTTGTGTTCCTAAATTAGGAGCGATTCAAAACGAAACTACTCCAATTGAATTGTATTTTGCTCAAAAACAAGCAATAATTGATAAACTAAATCAATATAAAATGGTTAATCAAAATATTGTTATATGTGATCCAATTTATACCGCATTCGATTTTGGATTGCCATTAATTGGTGAAACTATAACTCCTTCTATTAAAGATTCAACAGTATTACGAATTACTAGAAATGAAAATCAAATTATATCAAAAGATCAGATAAAAGGATTAGCATTTAATATAATTAAAACCTTCTTTTCTCAAGAAAATAATGAATTGGCTCAATTGTTAGATTTAACAAATTTAAGTTATAATTTATTAAACATAAATGGTGTTAAATCAATAGAAACAGTTAGAAAATCAGGAACTTCTGAATTTAAAACATCTAAATTAAGCTTTGTGTATTGGAATCCTTTTTATAATAATGCTAATGTTAATTCTACAGCACAAAATATGAATTTAAAATTCTTTGAGTTTCCATTCTTCTATCAAATATCTAATTTAATTAATAAAATAGAGGTAATATAAAATGGAAGATTTTCATAGATACATATATTTTTACACTATAGATTATAAAGGAGATAAAACCACAAAAGGTTATACTCTTCCTATCACTCCGTTTACGTTTGTACCTGTTTTTGATGATGGAGTAACTAATTTATATTCTAATAAAAAAATATTATGGGATTTTGGTGATGGAACAACTTCGGAATCAATTACAGCAGTACACCACTTTAAATTACCTGGTTGGTATAATGTAAAATGTTATGTTTTAGGTACAGAAGGACAAAGTTTTTCTGATTCGTTTTCTCAAAATATTTTAGTTGAAGATTTTATTACTGATACTTTGGTTTTATCTGGTATAGAATATAAAAGTGAATCGGGATTTAGATATCCTTTTAATGTGTATAGATTTAATAGTTGGCAGACATATGAAGCATTATCTTCTATTGGATATACTATAAATTTAAATATAAGCGGTAATTCAGCACCTATATTAGATTCAATTGCATATAAAAATGATAAATGGGCACATCTAAAACCATATTCTAAATTTGAAACTAATATAATCAATCCTATAACAAATAAAGAAGAAATACTTCCTGTTAATTCAATTACAACTAGTAATAAAGAATTATTTGTTAAAATACAAAATAATAATTTAGTATTTTGTGAAAAAAGTGATATAGGTTCATGTTTTGTTGGAACATCTGGATCTAAATTAGTTTATTATACTGATGATATACCAAAAGAAACTTCAAAAGCTAGTGTTAATATAGTATCTACTATATTTGCTTCATTTGATAAGAACAAATTTAAAGATTTTGATTCAATATATAAAAATTATCCAGAAAATGAATATCCAATATTAAATGGTATTTTTGATTATAATTTGCCATCATCTTTGATAGAACAGTTAAACCCTTATGAAATTATAATAACATCCAATGGAATGGATGATGATAATAATTTAAATAGAATACATTCATTTGATATATATCAAGAAAAATTTACAGGACAGAAAATACCGTTTGTTGCTAGAATAAAAGAACAAAACGGTATGTCAGCAAAATATAATCCAATTATAACCACATTTAAAACTACAAATAAAGTATTAAATTCTGGGGAACTATATTTTGAAATAAGAGATTTTAATAATAATACTATTACTGATGGTATTTCGGTTTTTTCTAATTTTGGTGTATTGTCTTCCGAAACTCATGGAGGATATTTTAAAGGATATTTAATAAGCGATAAACCTTACAATAATATTCATATATACACAGAAGCAAATCCAATAACTAGAAAAAGATATCTAATTGATACTATATACGCAGCTATAGGCGAACCACAAGCAGATAAATTTCATAGTATAAAAATAATTAAAAATGATGGAAAAAGAACAATAGAAGATAATATTGTGAATGTACCACAGTTAACTGGTATATACTCATCTTGTATAACTTGTGAACGTAAATTAGATGGTACAACTAAATGGTTTGTATGGGTAGTTGATGCCGATAGAGAAAAGTTACTAAAATTAAATCCAGAAAATGTCATTAATGGAAATATGGAAATTCTTTATAGTAATTTCATTTTACCAGAAAATTCTTCTCCTTCTGATATTACTGGTGATAAAAATGGTAATGTATGGGTTACTTTGTATGATTCTATCTCAACAATTAGAATTAATAATACATCCAATCAAATTGATAAAATTATTATACCATCAATTACCAATGAAGTAAATGATTATGAAAATACAGTTACACCAGCATCAATAGATACTGATTACGAAAATAATGTTTGGATTTCATATTCAAATCAATTATCATCATTTATAGAAAAATATGATTTAGATGGTAATTTTATAACACATGTAAATTTATCTGCTGGATATCAAGTTACAGAAATATTAACTGATTTAAATTTAAATGTTTGGGGAATTGTAAAGGATCTTCAAACCATTACAGAAGATTTCTCTGCAAAGAAAGATAAAATATTTTCGGTGAATTCTACAGGAAATAATGTAACATATTATTCTGTTAGTGGAAGTTTATGGAATTTGACGTTAGATTGTGATGGGAATATATGGGGCACAAAAAATTTCGATCAAATATTTAAAATCGATACACAAACTAATATAATTATTAATTTTTCTTTAAGTTCTAATTCCACAAAAAACTCAAATAACTATATTAGTGATTTAGAAGGTATTACTTGTACTACAGATAATACAATTTTAGTTATAGATAATATTAATAGAAAAATTCATTATTTTGATGCATCATCAGATGATCCATTAAATTTTAATGTACAAGCAATACCATTACAATCTGTTTTATTACCATTAGATAGAATACAAGATAAAATAAATGGATATGGAGATTGGAATGGGTTTAAATACATTAATAAATTTCAGCATCTTTTTGGAAATAAATTACGCAATTTAAATGGAAGTAGTAATTCATTTTCTATATATGATGCTACTGTTGGTCAGTATGATTTAAGAAAAGTAAATGAAAATTTTGATCCAATCAAACAATTAAATTCGTATAGATTTCAAGACTTTTTATTAGATAAAGGAGATTCTGTATTTAAATTGATAGAAACTTTTATCGGTACTTTATCGTCAAATCCGAATTATTTAGGAAAATTAATATACGAAAGAATATCAAATTTTAGTGATAATATAGTTAATATCGATACATGTAATGTTTCTGTATTAAAATCAATGTATGCCATGTTAGATGAAACATATTATACATTTGGTAATGGAGATTTGGCTTATCCAGCAGAATTGAAGAGATTAATTGATATATTTTCTATAAAATTTTCCAAATTAAAAGGAAGTAGAAATAAATTTGCTGAAAATTTTAATAATAAAGGATATAATAATGATCAAATAATAGAAAATGGTGGTACACCTATTTATGGAGGAAATAGAGGCAAAGAATTGGATTTCTTTACCACAGTATTAACTGCTGGAAATAATATAGTGGCTTTTGAAAAATTTAGTGAAAATTATTCTTTATTAAATACTAGTTTATCAGTAGCATCCAATTATATGACATATATTGATCCGATTAATCGTACTTTTGCATTAAGTGGATTAAATTATAATTGGGGATGGAATTTATCTCTTCCTGAAGTATTAAACACTAGTTTTATTCCTAGATATTATTCTTTTTATGAATATTTGACTGGTTATGATAATACACAAACAGAAGGAGTTATAAATTGGTCTGATGAACAAACCACAATATCCGAAAACGTGGTATCTAAGGAAGACTGGGATACAGTAAAAGAAAACATTATCAACTATGCTTTAGCAAAAGGATTAGGCATCATTAAATAATTATGTGTTAGACTCTTTTGTATTTACAGAAATACTGCCTTTAAATTCTATAATAAATCCCAATACTCAATCTAAGGATTATTTGGATTTATACACTCCATTTTCGTTTTTTGATTTCTTAAAGTACATAAATTCAGATATATCTCCATTACAAGCTAATAATTTATATATAGAATATATTAAAGTATGGGGAGAAATTAAAAATAATACAAAAATACAGATAAATCAGACAATTCAAGAGAGATATTTAGAATTAATTAAAGAAATAACAATTAAATATACTACTTTAGAAGAAAAAAGGTTTATAGCTAATATAGACTATTCAGATGAAACCGAATTAGATATTGTTTTACCATTTTATTCTAAAAAAATCACAGAAATTTGTAATTTTTATTCGGAAAAAAGAGAAAAATTAAAATTTAAATTAGAAAAAAACAAAGAAAAGGGAACGACATCTAGTATAAAACATTCTGTATTTGAAACTATAACTGATGTTATATTTTCTGACGCATTAGAAGTAGCTACATATCAACCTTTAGTAAATGAGAATGATTTATTAAAAGATTTGGATATAGAAATCGAAGAATTGTATGATATTTACACCAGTTATTTAGACAATAATCCTTTAAGTGGATATAATATATATGATGTTAAAACCGATTTAAGAAAACAATTATTTTCCGCAAATTTAAATGCAATTGATGCAAATATATTCATTAATATAGATCAAGCTATAAGAAATCAGTTATTTGATAATGTATATGTATTTTTAACTGAATTTGGTAAAAACTTCGCTATTAATTATGATTTAAATAAAGTAAATTTAAATTGTAAACCAGATGATAGATTATTTAATTTAGTAAATGAAAATAAACCAAAATCTACTCGATTAATTCAATTAAGATATGATTTAATTAAAAAATATATAGGTTCAGATTTTTATTATATAGCTACTGGTAGTACCATAACTGATATAACATCTGCTGTTTTATTTAAAGCTGATAACCCGTCTGGAAATTTATTAAATAGGCATTTTCCTACAACTGCTTCTATAGAAGAAGAGTCTGATTTACAATCATGTAGAAGAATTGGATTATTTTTCACACCAGAGAAGAATAGTATATTATATTTTTCTGTTCCTGAAAAGAGATATAAGGTTGATGAGTCAAAATTAGAACCAAATAAGTTATATATATTTCCTGACCCAGAATTATATGGAAATACTATTGGATTAACGAGAAGTTTTGATTACGAATATCCATTAATACATATAGTTGATTATAATAAATCGGTAATTAATCATAGTTATGGATATGCGGAAGGAGATATAAACACTAGCCCATATACACAAGACTTTTATGCGTATTTTTCTAGAAATCAATTAAAAGATGCATCTTATTTTAATGAACAGGGATTAAAAAGTAATTTTTCTAGTTTATACGATAAGGGAATTGTAACTAAATGGACGAATGATATTTATGGAAATCAATTTGGTTTATTTAAACCAAAAAGTAAACGAAATTTAATTGATACTACATTAGTAGATGATGTTTCATCTGTATTATTTGAAGATTTTTATGGTGGTCCTATTACATTTTCTGATAATACATTATTACCAGAAATAGTATTAGCTAACAATCCAAAATGGGTTAAACCTAATTTATGGTCATCTGAATATTTTTATAATTACTTAATTGAAGGTGGTATAGGTAATATTATAAATGGTATAATGGAACGTGGTTTGTTTTGGAATGGTTATTCTATTGATGGTTTAGTAATTGATAGAGATCATAAATTAGGTGGAGACGTATTTGACATCAGATTAAATGATTTAATTTCCTATGAGCTAAGGGAAATTGATGGTGATGCATATAATAATGTTCCACCAATAACATTTGATTGGGATATGAATGTTAATGACGGATTAAAATTACCATATTCATATATTATAGATGATTTATTTTATATTAGAAATCCAGCAAATCTTAAACTAAGACCAACTAAAACATTAGATGGTAATCCAATTGCTGGTACTTCAACAAGTGATTTTACTCCTCATTTTTATTATGATTATGTTTTATCTTCTATAAAATTTAAAGAATTTGATAGTGGTCATATTATAGAAAAAAATGAATATAATCAATATGATTTTGAAGAACATACTCAATTTGTATTAAAACAAACATTAAGTAGTACACAAACTATTTTATCAGATTTAATTGAAAATGATGATTTAAATCAATATGAAATAAGAAATTCATATGGCAAAATTTATATAAAAGACATAGTAACTGGAGATGTTTCTGAATTATCTAGTAAATTGAATGTTCAATTTATTAATAAATATACAAATATAAAAGAAGAATTATATAATAATGTATTAGATTTTAATTTATATAATGATTTTCTTTGGATAAGAACCAATAATAATATTATATTTGAAAAATTATCATATCAAGATAATGGATATGTTTATTCTGGAACTAGTGAAAATTATATAAAATATAAAACAGGTAATGTTTCTTTAACAAATGTTTCGAATCCATTTATATTTGAAGATAGAGATTATAGTTTAATTGTTTTATTATCAGGAATTAATAATAATTCTAATAATTATTCCGTTATACCTCTTATATATAAAATTGATTATAATACATGTGTTAAAACTTTAATTTATCCTATTAATATAACACAAATTGTATTAGATACATTTACTAATAACAATTTAAAAAATATAGGTAAATTAAGAAAAATAAATAAACCTGTATTAACCTACAATAGTAGAAATAATAAATATGGAATTATTGCTATTATAGAAGATCAAAACGAATTTATATATTTTTATAAAGTATTATTTAATTATAATGGATCTGTTATAAGTAATATAACATGTCGTTTATATAG